CAAAAACCGTGTTATTTAGGCAACAATTACCATAATAAAATTTATGGGACCAATTTTGCACAGAATCTTCTTAATGGGTTTTGTGCATTTTTTGAAAAATTGGAAGATGAGAGTTGCTGGATTTCTAATAGGAAATCAATATAAGGTATTATGTATAGTAATTTAATTCAAAACTTTACGATTACCAACAACTCTCATTTTTAACTGTAGTATTTCTATTTAGTTAGGTCAACTGGTTTTTGTGACTCTCTAACTTTGGTTATTTAACAATAGACTACATATAGTAAATACTTTGATTAAGTAGCCTGTATGTGGTATATTCTCGTATAATAGAATCATTTGCGAGAATATATAATATAATGACAAAAAACTTGGGCGGCTGCCCTGAAAAAGTTCTTACAGATAAGCAAATAATACAAGTAGAAGCTTTGGCTGCGTATCTTACGTGCGAACAAATAGCAGATTATTTTGGTATTAGTCACGTTACATTTCAAGCAATTAGGGCAAGACAAGAGCCGGTTTCTTTCGCTTATAAAAAAGGCAGAGTTGGTACTACTGTTGATATTGCAAGTTCTCTAATTTCACAAGCTAGGCAAGGAGATACTGCAAGTCAAATATTTTATCTAAAGACGAGAGCCGGTTGGTCAGAAAAACAAGTTATCGAAACCAAAGACATAACCACATCTAATAATCTTCCTCAAATTAATATACACGTAAATGAAAAACCAAAGCATAGATCCGAGAATTGAATGGTGGCAACATCCGCTATTTATTCCTTACAGATATAAAATACTTTATGGTGGTAGAGGAAGCGGTAAGTCTTACGCTGTAGCAGATGCCTTGTTAATAACAGCTTTAAGTAGTAAGTCGCTTGTTCTTTGTGGTCGTGAGTTTCAAAACTCGATCAAGGATAGTGTGCACTCTTTGTTAAAGCAGCGTATAGAAGCTCTAGGTTTAGTTAATTATTACCAAGTGACTCATGATGAAATTAGATGCTCTTTATCTGGTAGCCGTTTTATATTTAAAGGATTAAGGCATAATATCGATAGTATTAAATCACTTGCAGGTATAACTCACTTGTGGATAGAAGAGGCTGATACTCTAAGCAAATCTTCTTGGGAAACAATAAAGCCAACCATTAGAGATGAAGGCTCTGAAATTTGGATAACTATGAATCCAAAGAATAAGACCGATATATTGTATAAAGCCTTTATAGAGCCTGAAAACGTGCCAGCTAATGTCTACAGAATAAAGGTCAACTATGAAGATAATCCATATTTCCCTAGTGTTTTAAAAGATGAAATGGAAGCAGATAAAATTAAAGATTTTGGTTTGTATAAGCATGTATGGGAAGGTGAATGCTTAGAACATTCGGATGCTCAAGTGTTCAAAAATAAGTGGGATGTGCGGGAGTTTGAAGAAGATACATCAGTTCATAAGTACTATGGCTTAGATTTTGGTTTTTCTCAAGATCCAACTGCTGGTATTAGATGTTATATCGTAGATAATACTTTGTATATAACACATGAAGCCGTTGAGATTGGACTTGAGATTGATGAAACAGGGCAATTTTTGATGGATAAATTACCAGATATTAAAGGTAATGCTATATATGCTGATAGCGCAAGGCCAGAGACTATATCTTACATCAACAAAAGAGAATATGGATTTAGTGTATACGCTGCTGATAAAGGCAAAGGTTCTGTTGAGGATGGTATTGAATATATTAAGTCTTTTGATAAGGTTATTATTCATGAAAGATGCAAACATACTGCTAATGAATTTGCCACCTATTCATATAAGGTGGATGAAAGAAGCGGAGATATTACTAATAAAATAATAGATGCTAATAATCATTGTATAGATTCTCTACGCTATAGTCTTGAGCGTTGCATGAAGCGATCTAAAATTGATTATGTTAATAAAATGAAGCTAAACGCTGGGAGATTTTAAATGTCAATTTCACCTCCTGTTTTTCCCAGCTTTTTTATGTCTCCAATTAATGGAAGATTAAAAGAAATAAATCAATTTCCAGGTTTACCGACAAATTGGGCTTGGGTTGGAGATGCAAATAATAGACCTGAAGCTACTGATTTAGTTAATTTTATACAGAATAATCACACCTTATCTCAAGGTAAGTTATGGATAGGTGATGGCAATAATAAAGCTTCTGAAAATCAAACAATAACAATTGATAATTTACCATCTTTAGGAGTTACTGATGTACCCACACCTACTGGTGGATTTGTTGGTAAAGTTTGGGAAGGAGCAAGTTCAGGTAGACCAGAAGAATCTAGTATTGTCGGCGAAATGTTTGCTGATATTGGCATACTTAATGCCAAGTTTTTAGCTGGCCAATTTATTATGAATAGTGGACTTACCGCTTCATTCCCTGCTGCCCAGTTTTTAAATGCATTAACTCCCGGGGCATTAATTAAAACAAGCAGTGCAGGAACTGGAAAATTAGAGAGTTTAGTTTTAACACAAGATCAAATTCTAATGGGGGGTGCTAATAATGCGCCAGAATCAAGAGCAAGACTAGGAGTGGAGAATTTACCGCTGCTTGCTGAAGGTAATCTATGGAAAGGAACTGCCAATAGTATTCCTCAATCTGTATCAACTATAGATATTCCTAACTTACCGAATTTAAATAATGGTAAAATATGGCAAGGTAATGCTGGTAATAGACCAACAGAAGTTAGTTTATCTGATGCTGGTATAGCCACAAAAAACGCAAGTTATATTCTAAAAACTCCAAATAGCAATTTACCAAATTCACAAGCACTATCTACATTAAGTGTATTAGGTGGAATATTAAAATCTGATAGCGGAGGAAGCGTTCATATTGCTTCAGGCGGTGCATCCGTACTTCTTGATGATTATGTTAAACCAAGTAATTTATTGGTTTTACAAACTGAAATAGAAGCCCAATTGGCGGCAATAACAGGTTACGGAACACTTGGTTTACTTACTGAATTTTTAATAAGTATAGGATGGACTACTGGGTATAGTGAGTATTTGTGGAATAAATACAAACCATTAAGAACAGAAAATAAATATACTGATACTGATAATTATGATAAACAGGCTGGGAATATTTGGTTTGATGCTAATCATCTTGGTAGTGCTGGTGATTTTAGACCTGGATTGAGAATAACCTCCTATGATTCTTCTTTGATATTCGACAATGATTTATTCCCCGTCTCGATGGGTCTTTTTGGATATAAAAATCCTACAGGAACTACTCCAGCGCAAGAAGGCTTTGTTTGGCAGAGTTATATGGAAAATGATAGTAGTAATTCGCATTATCGCCTTCCAAAGAATTTTGGATTATATTATGTAGGTCATAATAAAGGTCAAATCGGATGGGACAGAGGAGAAGATAAGTTATTTGAATATGATTATCATCAAGCAGATTTTAGTTTTTATAAAAAAGTAAAATTCCAACAGGACGTAAATTTTTTAAGCACAGGGGCTATAAAAATTCCAGTAGGAAATACAGCACAAAGGCCTAGCAATCCTAGTACAGGTATGGTAAGATTAAACACAGATATTTAAATAAAACTTGCGAGGTAAATATGGCAGCAAAAAGAGAATATTATAACGGTGTAGAATGGATTGTAGAAACTGATGGTACTTTAACCAGTGTTACGGCAGGAACAGGATTAGACGGTGGAACAATTACAGATACTGGTACTATTTCATTAGCAAATACCGCTGTGACTGCGGGTAGTTACGATTATGCTTCAATTACAGTAGATGGACAAGGTAGATTAACATTAGCAAATGCTGGTACAACGCCAGTGACTTCTATTAGTGGCACTGCTAATGAAATTGATGTTACTGGTACCACAATATCATTATCTTCAACTATTCAATGTCCAGGTGATTTAGAAGTTAGCAATGGTACTTTAACAATTCCAGTTGGAACAACTGCTGAACGACCATTAACTCCAGTTATTGGTATGACTAGACTTAACACTGATCTATAGAGTTTTATCGTGCCAAAACAAGAAATCTTTGATGGGACGGTATGGCAGAATTGCTGCGGTGAAGGAGCTGATGTATCAGTGCAAAATACAGTTGGTACAAATATACCTATAACAGGTTCTCTTACCATCTCAGCAGGTTCAGTTAATATGACGCTTGGTGCTGAACTAGAGGCTTTATCTGCTTTTGCTCAAACTGGTTTAGTAGCAAGAACTGGAGTAGGTTCATATGTTGGTAGAACTTTAACTGCTGGCACTGGAATAAACATTACTAATGGAGATGGGGTTTCAGGCGATCCCGTAATAGGACTAAGTACAAGTGCAATTAGTATTAATGGTGCGGTAATTGGAACTGGAACAAATTCAATTACTACAACACTAAATCAGGAACAAACTATTACATCCCTAAAACTTAATACTTGTAATGTATTTGGTACAATTTCTACTAACAATCCTAGAATGGGATTATTTACAAGCACCAACTGCAATGATGGTGTATGGTTTGAAAATGATAGAAGTATAGATGCTCCTTACAATGTTTTAAGGCTATATGTTGGTTTAAATGAGGTTATGAGAATTAGCCAAAATCTAGGAGACCACCTGTTTAAATTTTATTCTGGGATAGACCTTGATGGGAAGATAATACAAAATGTAGAAAATCCAAGCAACAGTCAAGATGCAGCTACAAAGAATTATGTTGATTCAAATATATCCACAGTTAACACTGATATATCCACAGTTAACA